TTTACTTTGTTTTGGTAGCATAATCTTTGCTTTTCCAGGTATAAATTGCATCAGCAATTTGAATTGTGTTTGTAGGGAACGTTTCATCAGTTAACAATGGATGGTCATAACATCTAAATAGTTTTGCTAGACGATGTGCGATATATGCTTCCTCAACTAAAGTTAAATTTTCTGTAGATAATTCTACGTTTTCTAATACACTTTGAATAATTTTATTACACTTTTTTTGACTTTGGTAGCCTTGGTTACGTGTTATAAAATTATGCCATATGTTTGCAGTTTCTCTTGTTGGATAAAAATTAAGATTTAGAAAATATGCACATTTATTCAAATGATAATAAAATGCTTCTAAATTGTAAAAAGCAGATAATGGAAATACATATTTTTGTCCTGTATGCTTGAAAGTATTCCACATTGAAATACCGTAATTGTCATACTCAAATTTACTGTAAAAATGATTTCTTAAAATTTGTTTATCATAATTCTCTTGTATGCCATGTTCATCAATAAGATCTTGAAGATCGAGATACGCTTTTGGTACTGCCTTTAATTTAAAAATTGTATTCTGGTGAAGATTGATTATATCTACTGTTTGATCACCTGCACGTAAAAGATAATTAGTAAGAGCTGCTAAACGATACTCTTCGCAACAATGTATTTCAATTACTCTATCATCATCATTAAATGGCACGTTTTCAGCTGAATAATGGCCGGTTGTGATCAATGGAACATAGCCGTCGGTGTTAACTTTTTCGTGAGCGGCTCCAGCACTATTAAACAACTGTTTGCCTTTCATGGTATTGTTACCGTATACAAACATGTCAAGCATCACTTCTAAAAAGTTACCGTGACACCCGCCGGAGAAATCTATCTTATCCATGTCTATACTTATCGACGCTTTTTACCTTGATGGAATATATCTTCTTCAGTTACAACTCTAAAGGTTAGTCCGTTACGTTTGCACCACTTTTGTGCGGCATCCCATTTGGCATAGTTCACTGCAACAACCATTTTATCTCTGTTACTGGCTTTGCTTTCGAGTATGCTTTGTTTTTTTGGTTTGATTTCTATAAGTTCCGTAACGACTTGATTGTTTTTGTTTCTATACTGTATTAGAAAATCAGGAATATATCTTGTTGGTTTGCCAGTCATTGGATTTCTGTAAGGTATTGCTAGTGACTCGCTCGACCATGTTATAATATGATCATTGCTATCGCAGAATCGCATAAATGCCAGTTCCCAACCGCTACGAAACTTAGGAGCACCTTTGCCAGCATACTTTTGCGGATTCATTACTGTGTATGTGCCTTGTTGAAACTTTGACATAACTCACCTATATGAGTATGTTACGTGCAACATATTGGTTTGGAGTAGCAGTATTTGTAATGCCAAGTAGTGTTGTATTACTTCGATTATTGTTTAGATAAAAAGCCAGTGTGGCAGTAATTTGCACTTGATTTTGATTACTAAGTTCGCTTAAAATATCTTCTACTGTTGATCCTGTATCTTCGCTTATTTGAAATACTGTAAGAGTAAAATTCTTGGCTGCAAACTCATCATCAAATATACTACTAAAAAAACTTAACACAGTGTCGTATGCATTAGCATCGATAACAAGTTCTCTATTGTAGAATTCGTCAAATGCTCTTACAGTAGGATCAGTTCCTGGATTTGTATAATTTAATGTTGCCATTACGGACCTGTTGTTTTTGGTTTAGTGCCAGTTTGATCATTTATTGTTACAGGACCTGTTACATTTAAACTGATATTGTTTGGTCGCAAAGTTGCCGGAGCGTTGTTACCAACTGCTTGAATATTTGGTTTGTTTGGAAATAGCACACCTCGAGCTGCACCTGGTAGTGTCTGTTTAATTTCACCACGTGCTATATTAAGCGATTCTGTTTCTATAATCTGATTAAGGTCTCTGCCTTTAAATGTTTCATATGCCGTACCGCCTTTTTGTATAGCACCAACAACACCTGCTAAGTTACCTGCACTTAGATCGGTTATAATACCTCCAGCGGCATCAATTAGTCCGCCTTGTCCAAATACTGTAGCGGCACTGCCTGGTCGACTTAATGGACTTGGTTTAGTATCATAGTTTGCTGGATTAGCAAAACTTGGTATTGCACCATCTGGCTTGCCACCTGATAATGCTCCGTGATAGTATTTTACAGTTTCATAATCAAAGGTGAAAGTGTTTTGCATTATACCAGCACCTTCTGAATAATTGTAAGTATCATGTTCAAAACTACTGATGATTGGATTTATTAGTGTATAAGCTGCCCACTTGTGATCGTTCATTCCAAAAATTGTTATGTCTCGGAAAAATGCTGGCTTACCTTGCCGTGCACCATCCATATAACTTTCACCGATATAACCCCAGTCGTTTATTTCTCTGTCTTGTGTGTAGATATCTCTGAATCCATATGGAAAGGCAGCTCCTGGGTCAACACCTTGTGCGTTAGGCCCTAAACTTCCATTGGTAACTGCAGCATCAAAGTACTTTTGGCTAGCGTCTTTGTAGTAGTATGAAAAGTAATTGTACCAAAGTGTTCTACTTAAATCACTAGCATCATCATGCATTATACATGTAATAGGATCATAATTAATACTTGTTTGTACTTTACGTTTTCTGTTGTACTGATTCATAGTCTCAACATCAAACTTATAAGAAGGTAATTTTATTTCTTTTACAAGTAAATTTAAATTCTGTAAGTCGTCTGTTTGAAAAACATTGGCAAGTTGTGGTATTTGTTGTATATTTAGACTGAAGACTACGTGGAATAGAAATTTACGACGTGGAGAAAGAGCTCCGTTATTGCTACGGAAAGTCTTACTCGCATGTGCGTAGTCTTTTAAGAAATCGTTACCAAAGAATCCTTTGAGAAAGTCTTCACCGAAAGCCATAAGTTACTCCTCTAACTTAATTAGCCAGTTACGACGTCACCCAGTGTTCTTCCTACTGTTGCTCCGATTCCTGTTCCAAGTGGTGTCTGTACTGCGTTGTCATAACGTATTGATGTTTCAATAGTTACTGGATCGTTTGAACCGTAATCTAAATCACCATAGTTAGCATTTACTAAAAAGCAACCATATAATTCCCAAGTTTCAAGTACGTTTGGTGTGCTTGTTCCGTTACCACCATCTAATACTTCACAACGTGTAGTAAATTTGTAATCAATACCTGAACTTGCACTTGCTTGTTCTAGTGTATCCATTTGCTTTTGTATTTGCTCACCAATTAATCTACTTACATTTCCGCCAGCATCATCTCTAAATGTTGCTGATACAGCGTCCCATGTTTGACGTCCAGCAAGATAAATTCTACTGTTGTAGATTGGTACTTCAATTTCTTCAAAGTTTATAGTAGGTCTAGTAAAAGTCATTACCTGTTTGGTAAGTTCTGTTCTAGGTGTAGATACGCCAAGATTTTCAAATACCACCCGGTAGCGATATTTTAGTTTTGGCATTAACAGTCCTTGAGTTGGACTTGATTGGTCTGATGCCAAAGGAACTGTCATTCTTGTTAGCGATGATACGGCCATTTTATAATTCTCCTTATTACAAATATTATTTATCTAAATTTCGCCACAAAAAAATGAGGCCTAAACCTCATTTTTCTTTATTTAAAGTGCTTTAAACTGCGGCTGAGCTGGCTACGTTACCGGCTGCTATCTCGCCTGTGTTCTTAATTCTAACAGGTATGTAGATGAATTCAATTGCTTTTACTGGTTCAATTGCAACATCAACATATAATTCATTTGCATCAATCCTTGTTGGTGTGTTGTTTGATTCATCACATACTACCAAGTAGTCATATATACCACGCTTTGCTACTAGATCAATCATCAAGCTCTCTATGGTGTTCTTAATCTCATCACGTGTTGTAGTATCATTCGGCTCAAATACAAAGTTCTTACCAATAGTTTCTAGTCTTCCTCTAATAAATGCTACAAGTCTTGCAACGTTTATTCTGTCTAGTGAACTACCTGTAAATGTAGTTTTGTTACCATAGTTTAGTATGCCTGATCCAGGAATGAATGTAATTGGATTTATTGAATTCTCATACAATGTATCACGTAATCCTTGTCTTACAGCAGTTTGCGTAAACTCACCTGTCTGGGCATCTACATATCCTAATTGACTTGCATTGTCTACCGTACCACGTCTAGTACCTGCTGGTGCTAGCCAAGGAAAAGCAACATCATCTGAACGCACAACGGTTCTAAGCATCATATGTGTTGGCGGTACAACAACTGTTGTTCCTGATAAGTCAGTTGTTTGAGCACTTGGATAAAATACTGCAAAGTATGGATCAGCAGTTGTTAGGCCATCGCCATTTGCATTGGTTGCCCAATTGGTAATGTCTGTGCCTGTATCTGCTAAACGCATCGGAGTATCACTTAGGATAAAGCCGGTATTGTTACGCTCATTGTTAAGTGCAACTAGGTTAGTTGCAACCTCTTCATAGTTTGGACAACATAATAAGTTGTATATTTTTTGTTCTTCACGTAACTCTTGTGTTCCATCAATACCAGCTTTAAGTGCAGATACTACAATGTTTCTCACTGCTTTTCTACCCATACTAGGTGACCCATCGCTGTTATTGAGACTTGCAGTTACCCATGCATCTTTTACTGTTGGCAATGCACCGTATGTAGCAAATGGAAAGTCAGTTGAATTAAAATAATCTACTTGATAAGACTTTACATTAAATCCACTACGTCTAGTATTAAACGCTAATATACCTTCAGGATAAAGTGCAGGATCTGGTTTGTCTAAATCTACATAGTCACTTGTTAATAAAGTTTTAATTGTGTCAATATCACCAGTGATCGGATCTGTTGATCCATCATCTGCCCAACGCATATCAGCAAATAACACTCCATTTTGTGTAGTTTGGTCAGTGTTGTCTAATAATACCCATTGATCAACTGATTCGACACTCTGCCATCTGTAAATTACAGGCCAGTTATCTAAGTCGGCAGTTGAAATCCATATGTCACCGTATACCAATGCACTATCATCGCTTTGCTTTGTTGGTGCAGTTGAAGATACAATTGGTCCATCTGGACTTGTAGTTGAAAGATTAAATCCTCTCTGATCAGCAGTTACGTTTTGATAACCTTTCCACGTACCGCCACTCATAATCATTATGTCATTTTCAGTAGTAGCACTAAAGTACCAGTTGGTTCCGTCTGCTGGATCAACACTAGGTGCAGTTGTGCCTGCAGTGTAGACTGGTGTAAGTCCAAATCCTAACGGAATCCAGTTACTTAAAAGCACACCACTTGCAGCGTCAGCTCTTACTTGTCCAGTTGTAACTGCACTTGTAAATCCTGCATCTGTAACTGGAGTTCCACTTGTATTAGTAAGATCAATTACACCACCCTGTGTATGTTCAATTTGAACTGCACCAGTTGATAACACTCTTGCAGTTGTATTCGCTACGTTTGCCGCAGTAAATGCAGTTACAAAATCAGTTGCAGTTGTTCCTTGTACAGTTGCAGTCACTGCGGCAGTAAGTGTAGTAGAACCTTTCACACTTGCTTGAATTGTAAATGTGTCAAGGTTTGTAAATGACGGGGTAGTTGTACTACCTGTAACCAGTGTTGCACCAGTTGCATATCTTACAAGAAACTTATGTGTAAATGTTTCATCAGCATTTACATTTGACTGTGTGTATAAAGAACCTGCAGTGATGTTTAATCCTCCACCTGCTGGATCTAAATTTTTGTTTGCACTTTCATCGCTCGAATAAGATGGATTTGTCAGTGTGGTAAATGTATCTGTTGCACTTGAATATTGTTTAATAACATAATTTGCACCAAGATTGACATTATTTTGTTTTGCCCAAACTGATCCTGTTGGATGAGGCTCTGTACCAGTTGTTTGCCAACTCGGGTTGTTATAATTTTTTCCATAATGCAATACTGGAGCATAATAAGGCTTGCCGTCTTTTGATGTGCTTGTTGCAATTCCAATTTCTGTTAACAATGTTGAATTGTTACCATCATCTATCATTAAGATTCCGTTGCCATTATCAGTTGAACCATCGTTAGTACCAGCTGAATCAACGTAGATGTTTAATTTTCCATCTACAACTTTTGCACTAACACCTGCAACACTTGCACTATTAATGTCACTTGCTACTGTAGTTAAACTTGTTCCGGATGAAGTAATTGTTGTATCGTTAAATACCATGCTGTTTCCAGCAGTAATAGTTGGATTAGTAGCTGTGCCAATCACAGTTGCCCACGAATTTTTCCATGCATCACTACCTACTAGTACCCAACTGTTTGCAGTTACAACAGGATCACTTACAGTGTTGCCTGGTGATTTATAGTAAACAGGGTTAAGTGTGTTAGTGACGTTCACTGCATAGTCGCCAATACTTCCTATACTGGCTAATGGTATACCACTTGCAACACCACCAACTAAATCAGCAGTTTTTGTTATTACTGTTGGCACATAATTAGTAAATGTTTGTGTTGTTTCTGACCATTGAAATATTCCGAATGCACTTACACTTGTATCAAACCAGTATACTCCGTTTGCTGGGTCGCCGGTTGGACGTACTAATGTTGCAGTAAGTTGACTTAGATCAACATCTGCTCTTTGTACGTATGCTCTGTTGCTTACACCTAATGTACTATAGGCTGCAAGTAGTCCATATTCGTTCAGTTCGTATCCGTTAATTGAAGTTCCAGCTGATGTACTGTAAAAGAACGGTGTTCCAAATGTAGCAGCCAAATCTCTTTGCGAAGTTATCAAGTACGGCTTGTTTGCATTTGCGGCAGTTGTACCTGCGGCAACGCCTGTGCCTGTTCCACTTACTTTATTTTGAGCAGTTGCTATCATTATAAATGGTACCGAATTAGTTGCGGCTGGAAGATAATTACTTTCGTCAATAATTGTAACTTCTACGCCTGGTGATGTTAGTGCCATGTTTTGATTCCTTTTGAATGCTTTATAATCTGTTAATGATATTTATATGAATATGCCAAAATAAGCCGTTACAACTGCCCTTTGCAAAGGTTTGTGCAACTAAATATCCGTATGAGTAGACCTATTTGCAATGCTTGTAACCGCCGTTTTGTAGCAATAAACTATGTCGCTGAAGGAAAGAAGCACTATAGAAGTCGATGCGACAGTTGTACACGCAAAAAAAGACAAAGGAAAGCTCCAGTTCCTCGTTGGCAACTAGAAGGTTACCAAAAGAAAAAGATATGTGACCGTTGCGGCTTTGTTGCTAAAAGTGGAGCACAAATATTAGTTTATCATGTTGATGGAAATTTAAAAAATATTAATCTTGCTAATCTTAGAAGCATCTGTTTAAATTGTAGTGTGGAAATAATAAGATTAGATCTGCCTTGGAAAGTAGGTGATCTTGTTGAGGACCAATGATTGTAAATCATTGAGGCTACTGTTATTATAAAGAATACAATCAAATTTAGTATTAACATCTATCCACTTGTATTCGCTTTCGTGAACATCAAAGCCACTCATTAAATTACTTGTGTCTGGGTTTGCATTGTCTAATATTGCTCGTTGAAACCATTCAGGATCCTTGCCTCTTTTTACTTGCCAAACTTTTCCGCCAAGGTCACGTATCATGTTTTGTTCGTTGCGAAAACGTACATCTGGTACAACATAGTTCCCAGGATTGTCGATCATGTGTTTCTTAAGGAGGCTTACCCACACACCGTTGTCAAACCCATCACGCATACATTCGGTACCAAATTCTTGTAGTACTATCCTTGGTGTTATAGTCCTTCCAGTTTCTTGTGTCCAAAACGCATCTGCTTGTTCTCGCCAATCTCGGCTTTCGTCTGTATCTCCTTCGAGCATTGCTCTATCCCAACCAAATATTGTGGCGACACCGTCTTTGAGTTTGTCTGCAAAACTTACTTTAGTAAAACCTTGTTCTACTAATATGTCAGCAACAGTTCCTTTACCGCTACCTATAAGTCCGCAAATACCAACTATCATTTAAGTCCTGCTACCCTTAGGTGTTTAAGTGTTTGTTGTAGTAAATCAATCTGTCTTCTACAATCTTCTAATGCATGGTGACTTGCACGTGGCTTAGGCAAGTCTGGATACAAACTATAAACAGTTCTTGCATCTCTCACATTCCAAAATTGCCAAGGTATAGGCAATCCAAGTTGTTTGAATGCATTCTCAAGTATAACCATATCAAAGGTTGTACCATTGGCCCAAGTTAGTTTACAATGAAAGCACAACTTGCTCAGTTCTTCTAATGCTTGTTTAAGTGGTATTCGACCTTCTTCACCAAATGCTTCATCCTGTGCTTCTTTGGGTTGTGTTGCCCACCATTCAACAGTTGAATCATCTACTTCTCTATCTGGTTGACTGTCTACATCAACTCTTGCATAGTAATCTTGTTTTTGGTAACCAACACTAAGTGGATCAAAGGTTTGGGCTGCTATTGTAAGAATACAAGCATCAGGGCCAGTACCTACAGTTTCTATATCTATCATAATATCCATATTATCATTATAACAGTAAATGAAACTATGTCAACCTATTTTCTTGTCTTAACTGTTTTCTTTGTACCAACTGTGCCTTTAAGGCTTGTCTTTGGTGGCTTGTATGCTTTTTGAACTTTGCCACCGGCACTTACACTGCCTTTACGCAGTTTGTTTAGCATGCCTAATAGTCTACTTGCTGGATTTACTCTTTTGGTCTTCTTTGCTTTTCTTGCGGCAACTTTGCTTTTGGTTTTACGAGTCACTTTCATTTGTGCTCGCTTACGTTGATCTATTGGTGCATCACAGTCTTTGGCATTGCCAACAACACGACCTCTTCTTGTCCCGCTAGTACAACGCCATTTTGTTTTTAATTTATTCCCTGATCTACTGAACACCATTTCGTGTTCGTTGACAATCTCAGGTTTGGTAACAAACTCTTCAACACGCATTAGCCAATTACCCAAGTAAGTGGCTGCGATCCATCAACATAGTTTTTAAGTTCTTCAATTTTAGCATCCATAATAGCATTGCCTTCTGCTTTCATCTGTGCACCGTTTAGTGCAGTACCACCTTGTGGTCCGGCAATGGTAGCAAACTTTTCTCTTGCTTCACCAATAATAAGTTTAGCATTGCCAACCATGTAATCTCTTATCCACTGCGAAGTTGAAAAGTCTGAAAGTAACTGTACTTCAGGACGCAGATTATAGCACCAAAGCAGAACTACTTCTCCAGTGGCTTTGATATCTCTCATTATGGTAAGTTGTTTAGTAGCAGTATTGTAATTGTAATTCATAAACCCACCAAACATTTTTGCAGTGAGCTCGACATACTGTGAATAAAAATCGTATGTAGCAAGTCCGCCCATTTGATTTCCGTTAAGCAGATATGTGTTTAAGGCGGCTGCACTGAACGGTTCAAATGCAGAGCCTTCGCCACCATTACTAAAACCAATTGTACGTCTAAATATCTGACGCACGGTTTGTATTTCTTGTGGCAATGTATAGATATTTGTATCTTCTGAAAGTGTTAAGAAGTTATAGCTCTCTTCAAACGCATTTTCAGCACGTTGTCTATATGTGCCAATTGTTCTTTGGTAGATACTTTCATAATGACTTGCGTCAAGTTCAGTGTCAATTATGCCTTCGCCTAACTGCAACTTGACGTAGTCAAATGCTTCTTGCTTTTTAGTGTCTAGTGTTTGATCTAGTGTTTGCTGTGCTTCTGCCATAATACCATCCTATGACAGTATTTATGCAATTTACCAGGCCTTCAGTATAACTACGTGTTCGTTGCCTCTACCGTTATACTTTATTTCGGTTGCTTTAATCCCAGCAAACTGTTTTCTATTGTTAGGCTTGCCGCCTTTCATCAGTTCTTTGATCTGCTCTGCTGGTTTACGCAGTGTTTTCTGCACACTTTTGTTTGGATCAAAACCAATTACACTGTTACTCTTTATACTATATGTTTTTATAGTTTCATCAGCAACTATATAGATCAACTTACGTGTTTTTGTATTATAAAGCCAGGCTTCTGTACCATGCACCATCTTCTCTGCACTAACACTCACAAGTCCTAGTTCTTCAAACTTCTTAAGATACTTAAACTTTCTTACCAACTGTGCCGGTGTCTTTTGTTTTGTTGGACGCGGTTGTCTGTCTGCTTTTTTAACCTGTACATAACTTGCACACTCAGCAACCACACGTTCAAAAAACTTTTGCAAACTACGTATCTGTAACTTGCCTAAATGGCTATATCCTTCTTCAAGTTGTGCTATCATATCAAGTTCTTGTTCTGACATCTTTGCCTGTTCTTTTTTACTAGGCGGATTCATCAACTCATTTATTTCACTTAGTTGTGCCTTAAGTGGATCAGCAATAATATCAATTGTTTGCGGAGGGCATCCTTCATCACGTAGCAATTTCATAAGACTGTACTTGTCAGGATCCTTACAGTCGTTTGCCATAAACTGATCAACTAGTTCATGCACTGCACCTTCGATATCCATGGTCTTATCACGCATGTTCTCTTGTATACTTTTACGTGCAACCGCTGGCTTTGTATTATCGACTACTAACTTTGGTGCTGGCATAGTTCTTGCCATTGCTTCTTTGACACTCTTCTTCACATAATCAGTTGTTGGTTGTACGTCGCCAACAGTGCCTGCTAATGTTTGCCAGTGTGCATTGTGTTCAGGATGTATGTCCGGCATTCCTTGTCTCAAACATCTTGCATAGATACTTGCATATACCATCCCGTTGTGTCCATGACGTTTCATAGTGGAAATATCATCCTTACTATAGTCATTTTCTTTCATCCATGCAAGTAAATCAGGAAACAGTTCTATAGGTTTACGTTCTTGGTAATACCAATCAACTGAAACCATCTTGTGTTTATGATAGGCTTGTCCGCTCATTTGCAATGCCGTTGACCAATCAGGGTCTAGTGCTTTACTGCGTTGCTTTCTTATTACCGGCTTCTTCTTACGAGTGCCTGGCTTTAATAAGTTTTTGCCTTTTGCCATATTCTGCTCCTATATCTAACTGTTACAAAGAGTATAACATGTATATAGTGTATGTCAACCAAAAAGTTCCAAGACTTTTGTTATTCTTTTCAAATAAAAAGGTTGACTTATACTCTAACTGTGTTATTATGTATGTACAGTTAGAAAAAAGGAACAGTATATGAAGAAGAAAATACAAATTACTGGAATAGTAAAAGAAGATAGTGTTAATGTAGAATATGAAACTGGCAAGCACGATAGTGTTAGTAGTGCAGAAGCTGAATTGCTCACTATGATGGACTACACACAATCAGGTCCTTTTCCAGTTAATAATGTTAAACTAATTAAAACTATCTACAACTTTGTTGAGTGTTATAAGGATGAAATGGAGTTAAAATATGGATCATAAAAAAATGGAACTATACGAAAGACGTATAGACAACTGCTGGCAAGCCGCAGAACATTTTGCTGATGGCACATGGGGCAGAGAATATTGGACTCAGAATGCAATGTATCTGCTACGTAGAATGAACTGTTTTTTAAACGGAGGAACTGAAAAATGAAATTTATGTTAGTTACAATGGTGTTGGCCAATCCAATGACATATGCAGATAAGACAACATGTCTTACCGCAGTAGATGCACTTAAAAGTGTCGATATAGAAGCAGTGTGTATACCTGCTGGCATTGAACAACAAACTGCAAGTGATAAAATGATTGCAAACATGATGCAATTTATCACCAAATTAGAAACCATGAAGGCAAAACAATGAATGAATCATTATTAGGTTTGCAGTTTGATGTAAGCAAATACCATAAAGGCATCCAACTTGTACTTGATTATAAAAAGTACGAGCTGAGCATTGTAAAACATGATGGAAGTTATGGTGGACCGCAAGGATTGTTTGAAATAATGGTAAGTGATAAAAGTGGTCACGGTGTCGAACTTCCAGGAATAACCGCAGAGGGAGATACTGTAAAAGGCTTCTTGACATTGGAAGAAGTTGGTGGCATCTGTAAGAAGTTATCTACTATCACTGGTAACGATCCAGTGAAGGTTGCTATCTAAGGCCATAAATACAGTAAGAAGGATTACTGTATGCCTAGACTAAGTTTATATCGCCCAAATCGTCAAAACGATTACAAATTTATTGACCGCACTGTTATGGAAATGTATCAGGTTGGCGGTGTTGATATGTTTATTCACAAATATCTTGGACCAACACCACATGGTGATGATAGCTCAAGTGTAAGCGGCGGCACACAAGATGCCACACAGCCTGCTTATAGCAGTGAGTCTCCACTGTTCATTGAAGATTTGTTTCTATTAGAAAACAGAGACAGAAAGTATGACGATGATGTATACCAGATGCGTGGAGTATACAATGCACAAGACATTGACTTTGATCTAAGCCAATTTGGTTTATTTCTCAACAACGACACACTGTTTATTACTTTTCATTATAACTTTATGATTGACACACTTGGTCGTAAACTTATGAGTGGTGATGTATTAGAGCTTCCAAACCTAAAAGACTACAATCCATTAGACAGTGGTATTGCACGTGCTATTCCAAAATACTACGTAATACAAGATGCAGCTTTTGCCAGTGAAGGATTTTCACAAACTTGGTTACCGCACTTGTGGCGTGTGAAAGCAACGCCACTTGTAAGTGCTCAAGAGTATTATGATATACTTAAAAAGCCGTTTGAAGAGAAAAACATTTGGGACAACGGAAACTACTATCCAAAAGGCAGTATAGTACTAAGTGGAGACACATACTATAAGGCAATAGATGATGTAGATCCTGGTGTCGAGATTACTGATACCACAAAGTGGGAAGAGTTTACACCTCTTACAGAACAAGAAACCTTTTCCACTATGGTTAAGGATAGAGAAATAAACGATGCTATTCTTACACAAGCAGAATATGAAGTACCTTATAGTGGTTATGATAGTGTAAAATTTTACATTGTACCAACCAACGAAGATGGAAAACCAGCAGATCCAAACAGCTACACAGTTGACAACACAGGAATAACAGTCGACACAACCAATGTTGATGTTGATGGACAACCACAAAGCCCAAGAGCAAATGGTTACACACTTGGATATCTAACTGGCGATGGTATTGCACCAAACGGATTACCGGTTACACCAGGCACAAGTTTCCCACAAGGCGCACAAGAAGGTGACTTTGCACTACGTTTAGACTATTACCCAAATAGACTTTTTCGCTACAGTGGTTCAAGATGGGTTAAGTATGAAGACGATGTGAGGACTAATTTGACACCAGGTGATAAAGAAAAAGCAGTTGCAAACTATGGAAATGTTAAATCTCAAACACAACGTAGCAGTTTTGTAAACAACACAAATAAAACAGATACAGAGGATCGTGGACAGATCGACGAAAGACAACCACTTAGTAAGATACTCAAACCGCAGGCCGACAACTAATGTTAGAATTTATAATATTTGGAATAGTAGATAATGCTATAATGATTCTTGGTGCAATGACTGGACTAAGTGTTGAAAAGTATCTACCACCAGCATTTCAAAAAGGCATTGGTACAGTGGTTGGAGCAGGTTTAGGCAACGCTCTCAGTGACTTCTTAGGTGGTGCAAGTACTGCTAGTTGGGACCTTGCAATTGGTACTGCACTTGGTTGTTTAATTGGACTTGTTTTTATTCCTATCTTTAGATACATAGCAAACTGGAGAAAAGCATAATGCAACAGTTTTTTTATGATGAACAGATACGCAGGTTCTTATTGCAGTTTACTAGGGTATTTTCAAACTTTCAAGTAGAATACGGCAGAACAGAAGACAATTCACAAAAAGCATTGTATAGAGTGCCTGTACGTTACGGCGACGCTACAAGACAAGCACAAACAATTATACAACAAAACAGTGCAAACAGTTTGCCAGCAACACCACTGATGACATTTCATGTAACAAATTTAAACTATGCACGTGATAGAATACAAGAACCTTATTTTGTACAAAAGCAAAATGTAAGACAACGTTATTGGGATACCGAATCAGAATCCTACGAAACCACACAAGGCAATGCATTTACAATTGAAAAAATGATGCCTGTTCCATTTGATTTAGAAGTTAACTTAGACATATGGACATCAAATACCAATCAAAAATTGCAATTACTAGAACAGTTGTTAACACTGTTTAACCCAAGTTTAGAAATACAAAGCACAGAAAACTTTATAGACTGGACCAGTTTAAGTGTTATGTACTTAGAACAAGTTACATGGAGCTCACGTTCTATCCCCCAGGGCACAGACGATCCTATTGACATTGCTACACTAAGATTTGTAATGCCAATCTATATTTCGCCACCAGCAAAGGTTAAAAAACTTGGTGTGGTAGAAAAAATTGTTGCTAGTGTATTTGACGGCAACGGCGATATGGCAGAAGCCATTTTTGATAGTGATCTACTACTAGGCACCAGACAAAAATTTACACCCTTCAATTATCAAACCTTACTAATTAGCAACAAACTACAAGTATTAGAAACCAAAGCAGTAGTCACAAACAACGCAGGTGTACAGGTTCCAACTGCACCACCTAGCAACTTATTATGGCATACTGTAGTTGATTTATACGGTGCACTACGTAATGGTATAAGCCAAGTTAGATTAGACAATCCATATGATGACTCAATTATTGTTGGTACTGTATCCTATGATCCAACTGATGATAGATTTTTACTTTTTACCGTAGATGCTGATACTATTCCTGCTAACACACTTGATGCAGTAAATGCTATTGTTGATCCACAAGCAAAAGGCCCTGGCACTGTAAACGGTTTACCTAGTGCAGCCTCTGGACAAAGATATCTGTTTATCAACGATACAGGTAGTGGTAGTACAGAAGATCCGGGATTTGCACAAGCATGGAGAGGCACTGACGGTTCAGCACTTGTAGCAAATACAAACGATATAGTAGAATATGATGGCACAAGATGGAACATTGCATTTGATTCTAGCAATGAAAGCAATGTACAATATGTGAGCAATCTTACTACTAGTGTTCAGTACAGATGGGCTGCAGGCGAATGGTTAAAGAGCTATGAAGGCTTATACACAGAAGGTAACTGGAGTTTAGTTCTTTGATCAATGCAGTTGGTGTATGGTTCTACAGTATTAGTACCAATAGATATTTGTATCTACTTCGTAACGACAATAAAAATCCAGGATGTTGGGGATTGCCAGGTGGTAAAGTTGATAGTGGAGAAAATCTTACTGATGCAATACAACGCGAATGTTTAGAAGAGATTGGAATATGGCCTGAGATTGTAAAACTTGTTCCAATAGAAAAATTTACCAGTGCAGATAATCATTTTAGTTATCATACATTTTTTTGTCTTATTAATAACGAATTTACACCAATACTTAATAACGAACATCACGGTTACAGTTGGATTAAATCTGGTGTGTGGCCAAAACCTTTACATCCAGGTTTATGGACAACAATAAATTTTGATGAAATATTACTTAAAATTGATACTATAAAAAAGTTTCAAATATCACAATATGAAATGAACTCTGCGTAACGCATTTGATTGAAGTTTGCGTTTTTCCTCCACATATCATGGGCACTAGCTCCATCTGATACATAGTAAAAAATTACACTAGGATAATCACCAATTACTTTGTTCACAGATTTGACTTTCTTTTCGTCTGGCTGATTAAATTTGTCTTGTGCATCTGCACCAATTAAAAAAACTTCTTTATGACCGTCAAAACAAGCAAGCCACATAGCAACTGCAAGACTTTTTCCCCGTACACCATAAGGCACAAGATAAAACTCACCTGGATCATCTATACAGTTACGTGCATGACTGTATACACTTACTTTCTCTTGATACTTTGCTTCTTTGATTTCTGCTAATTTTTCTTTATCAAATTCAACATAAAAATCGCATTGCATTTCTCGCCAGCAGTCTTCAGATCCATAAGTTTGCAAACGTTTACGTCCTAGATGCCAACCAGCATGTTGTTCAATTTTTGTTTGTAGGTCCAGTTTGCCGTTGAACTTAGTATTGTAACGACTAGAACCATTTCCAATCACTGCGGCTCTGCCTGATATATGTTGGTTATCAATTGGATTACTAATCCATTCACGTTCCTGATGCTTTTTACCGCCAGAAATCTTATGTTCTACAATAACAAACTCGCCATCGTATTCAAGTCGATACCGTTCAGGCATTACATACGCCCTACAAGTACTTCTATTATTCCCGGACCTTCATCAGTTTTGTCTTCTATTGCTTTGCCGATTGCACTTCCAGAAGGTGGATTGTGTATGTCTCTATGTGCTTCTGCGTGTCCTGGTGTTGAACTGCTCACTAATATATCGCCTTTGTTAATGGTTCCTACAACTTTGCAAGGTACTCTTCCTAGTAAAGCAATACTTACACCATTTTCCAGACCACTGTTCATTAAATAGGCTGGGTCAGTTGATACTACGCCTGCAATTGCAACGCTTCGAGGTCTTTTGGTTTGTGTAACTTCTTCAGTTCCTCCAAGCTCAACTACTGTGCCTGCTTCATAATCTGCATCAGCAGTGTAACGTTCAGCCAAGTCAGCATATTTTGCACTGCTAGACAAACCTGTAATATTTGTACAGGCCAAGGTTTCACTACTTGGATTAAAAGTAAGGGTACCACCATCATATTTTACAGCAGTCAAAGCACCACTTGTTGTAGCGGCAAAGTATAAGTTAAATGCAGTATTAGAACTGTTATCCTGTGACACTGTAGCACCTGCGGCCGCAAAACTTAGATTGCCACTAGCATCGGTAACCAATGCTTGTCCACTTGTGCCATCTGCACTAGGTAAAGTAAAAATTAAATTTGAAGCGACTGTGCCAGGTGATTTAAATCCTACATAGTTTGAACTATCTGAGTCGCCAAGTCTTATTTCTGCTTGTGCATTAAGTGTAAGATTGCTTATACCAGTTTCTTTCAATAAAGCAAAGCCACCAGCAGTACTACCATCGTGTACCCTAAGAGTATCTAAGGTTGTATCAACACTAAGTTCACCAGCAGTACCTGTGAAGTTGTTGTTTTGTGTAGTTGTTCCACGTCTAAATTGCAGTACGGTTGGCATTCTGTTCTCCTAACAGTGTATTTATTAACTTAATACACCTAAATCTGTTGGCGATAATGTTGATCCCACAGGATCCATCATAGTATATATTTGTCCAAGGCTTACTCCAAATGCATCTGTTGCACCAGATACAAACGGTGATTCTACACTGCCTGTTTGATCAAATTGTTTTGCCAAATCAAAGTTACCTTCACTACTTGGTAATGGTGTAACTGTACAATTTGGAAATGATGATCCTCCTTCGCCGCCTCCAGATTGATCAACAAATGATAATGTGCCACTTCCGTTTGTTTGTAATACTTGCCCGCTCGAACCATCTGCTGGTAATGTGTAGGTTACGTTTGTAGTTACTGTACCAGGTGCTTTGAATCCTATATAATTGCTACTATCAGTATCATATAGTAATAATGAGCTTGCATCTTCTATTGACACATTGCCTGTTAAAGTTGATGTGCCGGCAACGGTTAAGTTTGTGCCGTTTATTAATTGTAAACTGTCAGACCTTAGTCTCATGTTAATATTATTTGAACCTGCTTTTCTGTTTGCAAATTCTATAATACCGTCTTCTGAGCCATCACTTGCGTCTTGTATTTTTCCTGTGATTTTTGCATATACAACTTCTTGGTCGGCATCATTTTCGCCTTTAAACTTCAACTGTCCTAAGTAATCTGCATCTGCTGGTGATGCACTGTTGCGTTTCATTGTAATGACTGGACCAGCACTGTTTGAATCTTCAGTGGTGGTTATTAACAAACTATCATCTGTTGTTGTATTAGTAAAAGTGGCAGTTGTCAACGCAGGAGTTAAACTTGGTGTGATTGTTAGTGTATCAGTACTATCGTTAGTTGTTAATGCTACGTTGGTTCCGGCGACCAGTGTGAGTGTATCTCCAATCTGATCTGCTACAATACTGTTTTGACCTGACACTGCAAACGTACCATATGCGGCATTACCAGCTCGAACAAATGTCATTGTGGTTGAGCCAACTGTGATCGGATCGTCTGTTGTCAACTTCCACTGTGTATCAGCGTAGGTAGTACCTTCGGTGATCATTATTATTGTGCCGGCTTTTATCTCGCCAGTTGCATCTGCATCTAAACTTCTTGCCCAAGTTCCGTTTGAACCTGCCCCTACTGTGGTTACATAGTAGATTCCGTTTTCACTGCCTGTGGTTTGTGCAGTAACTAATACTCTGTCTCTTAGTGCTAGACTTGTTCCGTCAACTGTAGCTGGAGCACCGCCACTGAGTGTAACGTTAGCAACTGTAACTGCTCTAGCAGTTTGCTTGTAATCTATATCTTGTAGTTGATGGGCACGAGGCCTAGTTAATCCCATTGTGTATCCTTATATGAACGTATTTATCAGAAAATGTATTCAAAAAAATAGCACCCGAAGGTGCTATTCTTAAATTTGTTTATGATTTACATCATTAATGCTAGTACCTCGATAACAGCATCTCCACCTTCGTTGGATTCGATTGCTTTACCAATCACTGTACCAATTGCTGGACTGTTGTTTGCCATTGCTCTACCATTTCCTGCACTAACCATTAAGTCACCAGCCGCTACTGCGCCTGTTACTTTAGTTGGTACACGTCCTGCTATTGCTAATGCAGTACCTTCTTGATCACCGTTCATCAAGTAACCAGGATTTGTAGAAACAATACCTGCTACTGCATGATGATTTGCATCGCCACATTCTGCAACTTTGCCTTCACCTGCAAAACATACAACTGTACCTGCTTCAATTTCTGCATCTGAAGCATACATCTCAGCCAAGTCAGCGTATTTTGCTGTAGAAGCAAGAGTAGTTGTATTAGTAACTGCTAATGTTTCTGTACTAGGATTAAAGGTTAAAGTATTACCATCATATAGAACTGCTGTCAATGCACCAGAAGTTGTTGGGGCAAAGTATAAGTTGAATGCAGTATTAGAAGCGGTATCTTGTGATACTGTAGCACCCGCTGCTGCGAATGATAAGTTACCACTTGAGTCTGTTACCAGTGCT